GCCGAATAAAGGATTGGACGTTGTGCAGGTAAAGTTGGTCATGGATAAAACCTTATAGCACTTCAAGTGGAGGTTTTGGACTGGTACTGTGGACACCGGCAACAAATTATACAAATTGGGCAGGTGCGAACGGATATGGAATTACGGATCCAAACGGTCAGCTTACGTGGATAGATTCTGTTACAGTTTCTTTTGGTCAGTGGATTGCAACCGATGCATATCCGCTGTCGTTTGATCAGTTTAAGGTCAGCGGAGAATCACCGGAATATCTGGCATCTGCATTTTTGAAAAACTTTGAACGTGCAGGTGTAGAAGTGGAAGCCGAGAGGCGGCAGCAGGCAAGATATTGGTACAACTACCTGAGTCAATATGCAGGAGGATCTGAAAAAATAGAAGCTGCGGTAAACTGGGCGATTCAAATTGCAAATGATAATAGCCACGGATATGATCAGGCAAATCGATGGGGACCAGATTACGATTGCTCCTCGTTATTGATTCAGGCGTGGGAAAATGCCGGGGTTCCAGTAAAAAGCAATGGGGCAACCTACACCGGTAATATGCGGGAAATATTTTTGAATTGCGGTTTTACGGATGTGACAGGGCAGATAAATCTGGCAACAGGATCCGGTGTACAAAGAGGGGATATCCTTCTGAACATCGTAAACCATACTGCAATGGGAATTGGAAATGGACAGGTTGTGCAGGCCAGCCAAAATGAATTTGGCGGAACAACCGGCGGCCAGACTGGTGATCAGACAGGAGAGGAAATTTGGACAACCGGATACTATAACTATCCGTGGGACTGTGTGCTGCGATACAAAAGCGGTGAAGGTGTGTTGCCGGGAGATATTTACCTCGTTAGGTGGATACCAGGATAAGAAAGAAGGTGTGATATGGAAACAACGACAACTTTATACATTGACGTGAGAAACCCAGGAATTATGCAAACAATCTATGCAGTACAGTACGATTCGGGCAGACTTCTGCGCTGTATGATTTCCGGAATGGCAAAGACAATCAGTAAGGCCAGGATTTATTGTAAGAAACCAAGCGGATCAGAAACTTACACAGAAGGAACCGTGATAAGTAATTATTGCGTCCTGTTCAGTCTGACGCCGCAAATGGTTGCAGAAGTGGGAAATACGGAATGCCAGCTTCATTTGATTGATGGTAGCAATGCTGTCACATCATTTAAGGTGAAGATGGAGGTCCGAGAAAACTTAGTGGCTGCATCCGAAATACAGTCAACCAGTGAATATCAGGCACTAGTAGACATACTAAATCGTTTGGAGAAGTATGATCCGATTGAAATTACAACGATTGAAATTGATTCTCTGCAGTCAGGAACCATAGAAAGTGGAAGCATTGCTTTAAACGTGCAAAAGATTTATGCCTCTGTAGGACAGATGAATGCAGGATTTGAAACCGATGGTCTTCCGGAAAATGCGATTGTGATGATAAGTACCGGTAACCCGGATGATGCAGATAATGCCAAGGTTTATAGAAAGGGCGCAACTGGATATGAGTACATGGTAGATTTATCCGGTGCAACAGGGGCTAAAGGAGAGAAAGGGGATCCTGGTCCAAGAGGAGAAAAAGGGATTCAGGGGGATCCAGGGAAAGATGGAACGGGTGTTACTATACTGGGTTCCTATAAAACAGAAGAGGAATTGAACAGAGAACATCCAACAGGAAATGTGGGCGAATCCTATCTGGTAGATGGAAATCTATATGTATGGGACAACGTATCTGGCCAGTGGAAAAATGTAGGACGTATTCAGGGTCCGGAAGGACCGGCAGGAAAAGCAGCAACAATACGGATCGGAACTACTACGACCGGGGAGGCCGGAACAGAGGCGTCTGTTGAAAATTCGGGTACAGAAACAGAGGCGGTATTTGATTTCGAAATTCCGCGGGGTGATTCTGGAGAAGTAAAAGGGATAGAAGATATTCCGAATTCGGATATAGATTCGCTTGGAGGAGGCGCATAAGAATGATAATTGCTGTATTTGATGAATGCTCCAGGCGTGTGGATATCGATGGAAAGTTGACACAATGGGATTATGGACAAGTACTCCAGATTTGTGGAATGCAGATCCAGGAAAAGCAGATACAGGTACATTTTTCAAATCGATGTACAGAACAAGCGTGGATTGTGCTTGGAACAGTGGAGGATGGAGATATCTTTGTAGAAATTCCAAATGAATTGCTGAAGAAAAACGGAATAATCAATGCGTATGTATATCAGACGATTCCGGGAGAAGGAAGAACAACGTTCGAAGTTCGGTTGGGAGTCAAAGCAAGAAAAAAACCACAAGATTACGAAGCGCCAGATGATAAACACGCATTGGAGCAGGTGTTAGAGCAACTCAATAAAAAAGGGGACAGGCTGTATCTGGAAGAAAACCGGATGCAGCTTTTTTCTGGAGAGAATCTACTCAGTGAAGTGGAACTGCCGGAAGGCGGGGGAAGCGAAACTGTGGAGATAGAGTCGATCACCAATCCGGAGATTGACGAGATTATGAAAGGAGCAGAATAAGTATGCCAAGAAAAAAAGCAACAGAAGCAGCAACATTTGCTGCAGAAAAAAGTATTTGGATCAGGAAGGGCTTGCACACCTGGTGCAGAAAAACGATGCAAGATACGTAAGAAGAGAGGAGGGAAAGGGGTTATCTGCCAATGATTTTACAGACGAATACAAGCAGAAGATTGACGACCTTGCATATACAAAGATTGCGATCAACAGTCTGACTGCCACGAACAGCAGCAATGAGATCGGTGCAACAGTAACTGCATCTGATGTCGCATGGACGTTAAACAAAGAGGCAAAAACACAGAAGATTAAATTTGGAACAGAGCAGGAGGAAACTCTGGATAAGAGCATCCGTAAGAAATCATACACAGGAAAGACAGTGAAAGCAAATACAAATATCGTTCTTACTGTTACAGATGAAAGAGATGCGTCTGTATCCAGAACCGTGACAATCGCATTCCAGCCAAAAGTATACTGGGGCAAGACCAACAAAGCATCACTCGCAAATGCGGATATCCTTGCGTTAGAGGGTTCTGCGCTTGCAGGCGGCAGAGGACGCAGTTTTACAGTAAATGCCGGAGCAGGTGAGAAGATCGTGTATGCAATCCCTACATCATTTGGAACTCCGACTTTTAATGTCGGTGGGTTTGACGGCGGATTTACAAAAGCGCAGACATTGGAGTTTACCAACGCATCCGGATATAAGCAGAGCTATGATGTATGGATGTCTGTAAACGCAGGACTGGGATCTACAGCAGTAACAGTAAAATAAGGAGGTTTGAAAGATGGCACAGAGCATTGAAGGTGGTGTTGTAATCGTCAACACCTTATCCACAAAGAATGATGGAAATTATCCGCTGTGCATGGCGGAAAGTGTACAGCTTTCAGAAGGGAAATCCGTAGAGGAGAAAATCGGGGAACTGGAAGCAGGAGCAGGAAATGAAGTAATTACAGAAGATGAGATCAATGGATTGTTTTAAAGGAAGGATAGAAGAACATGGCAAAATTTTTAGATTTAACAGGACTTGGAACATTTAAAGAGAAAATGCAGGAATGGGCAAATGGTGCATTTCGAAAGAAAACTGACAAAGTAGTTTCTACTGATGTTACGTATAATGGAAAATCGCTGGATGAAGCAATTAAAAGTGGAGAATTTAAGGGAGATAAAGGAGACAGAGGAGAAACCGGCGCAGCTGGAGCACAGGGACCAACAGGACCGGCAGGAGCTGCGGGTCCACAGGGACCTCAGGGATTGCAGGGGCCACAAGGTCCGGCTGGGGAAGCGTTTAAAATCGCTAAAACATTTGTTTCCGTTAATGCGATGAATAAAGGGTTTGCGACAGATGGAGTAAAGACTGGGCAGTTTGTCATGATTGACACAGGAAATGTAGAGGATGCTGACAACGCCAAGTTATATGTTAAAGGTGCGTCATCTTACACATACATCACAGACTTATCAGGAGCCACCGGTATGACAGGTCCACAGGGACCTCAGGGATTGCAGGGGGCTGCTGGACCAGCAGGACCGGCAGGAGCAAAAGGTGAACAGGGGATTCAAGGACCTGCAGGAGAAAAAGGCGAAAAGGGAGAAACGGGACCACAAGGACCTCAGGGATTAAAGGGTGAGAAAGGGGACATTGGACCAATGGGACCACAGGGTCCGGCAGGCTCGGATGCAAACGTGGAAAGTATTACAAACAACGAGATAGATTCGCTGTTTACCATGTAAAGTGGGGGGTGGTTAAATGAAATTTTTAAGCTGGACAGGTCTGCAGTATTTTTACAGCAAATACATTGGAAATCTGAATGAACAGTTAAAGAATGTTAAGGAAAGCATTGGAAACTTAGGAAACCTTGCGACAGCATCGAAAGAGAATTTAGTGTATGCAATAAATGAAATAAAGAGTGCACTATCATCCTTTGTAGAGAAAAAAGATATTGTGGATAATTTGACGTCACAGGCAGGTGATGCACCACTGAGTGCAAATATGGGCCGAGAGTTAAGCGAAGACATGAGTGTAGAGACGGAATGGAAGATTTATAACGAAAATAACTGGGAACTAAAATATCGGAAAAGCGGATACAAACGGTATCAGGTAAGAATGATTTATACAGACAAAAATGGATCGCACGATAACAAAGACAGACTAATTATGCGTGGATGCCCATTTACTCCAGATGGAGACCAAAGGTTAGTGATGTTAATGAATGTTGCACAGCAAATTGTAGGAACGGGAAATATACAATTCAGAACAAACAGAAACGTTACATTGTCTGCAGAAGAATATAACAATCCTGTTACGTATGAGTGTTATGGAGAGGTAATCGTGCAATAAGAGAGAGTCTGTACACATTTTATTTTACAATTCGAATACAGGAAGGAAAGTGAGGATATGAAGAAAATGAATTATGCAGAACCAATTATTGATGTTTATAATGCGATTGTAGGAACGGTCGTTGCTGTTCTCTCGTACATCCTCGGAGAACATTGGATTTTATTTGTAGCATTTTTGCTTTTAAATATTGCTGATTGGCTAACAGGATGGATGAAGAGCAGAATGGCTAAGAAAGAAAATTCTGTTAAAGGATGGAAAGGCGTATTAAAGAAATTAGGGTACTGGTTGATGATTATGGTAGCATTTGGAGCAAGTGCAGTATTCATAGAAATAGGAAAGACTATCGGAGTAGATTTACAGGTTACAACATTACTTGGATGGTTTGTACTTGCAAGCTTGCTTATTAACGAGATTAGATCGATCTTGGAAAATTTTGTAGAAGCTGGATTAAATGTGCCAGTTGTTCTTATCAAAGGATTAGAAGTTGCAGATAAGTTGGTAAATAAAGACGATAATACTAAATAATGAATGTTTATGGAATGGGGGTGGTTCCAATGTGTGTATAAATATAGAAACTCGTAAATAAGTAAAGAATAGATTATGGAGGTATTATTTTATGGCAAATTTAGAACAATTCATTCAAAATATGGTAAATATGTGTAATGACAATTCATATGGTTATCGTCTCGGAGGATGGGGGCCAAAGGATTACGATTGTGCAAGCTCCATCATAACAGCATTGCGAAATGCTGGATTTGATACTGGATCAGCTACATATACAGGGAATATGGCAGCAGAGCTTTGTGCGAGAGGATGGACAAGGCTGCCAGTTGGCACTTCATTGAACAGAGGAGATATTCTTCTAAATGAAGTGAATCATGTGGCATTATATGTAGGTAATAACCAGCTGGCTGAATTTTCTTCTGATTACGATGGAGCTTCAGGGGACAGCAGTGGAAAAGAAGCGAGTGTGCATGGGTATTATAATTTCCCGTGGGATTGTATTTTGAGATATAAAGGCAACACAGAAACGGAAGAAATTAAGAATGTACATTTATATGAATGGAACGGGGGAGATAATCAGTGGTGGAAGCTGATAAAGGACACAGATGGATTCTATGAAATGCAGTGCAAAGGAAATGGTCTGTTTTTGGATGTACATGAAGGTAAAGATGAGAATGGACAGAATGTTGTAGCCTATAAAAGGAATGGAACAAATGCTCAGAAATGGAAGATAATCCCAGTAAATGATTCAATATTAGGGAATTTTGCGTTTGAACTCGCTCCGAAAATCAATACAAATAAGCGTTTGGATGTGTTTGGAAATGGAGTAGACAACCATACAAATATTGATATTTATGATACAAATGGTTCAGATGCGCAGCGTTTTTACATGAGACCAATCGGAGAGGGCTATTATCAGATTATCAATATCAACAGTTTAAAATCTGTTGATGGAGGCGGAATCTTATAATAGTGAAAAGAGGGCTTGTAAACAGGCTCTCTTTTATTGTGCGACATCGCACGGAAAGGAGGTGAGATCATGAGCGAACAGAACGAATTTGGAAGAACAACAGCAGAAGAACTGGAAAAAGCGTTTGAAGTAGAAGAACAGGAGGAAGAGAAAGAATGAGTATCTGTAGAGGAATTGCCGGCAGGAGAGGGAAGAATCCTGTCGGTATTTTTATCCACAACGGGGCAGACGGGCAGAATGCAACATCGGAATACTATAAAAACTACTTGCAGAGAGCGAACTTGGAGAATGGATTTGCGCATTATTATGTTTGTAGTGATGGGACTCTTCAGGCAGAGGATGATTCAAACTGCGCTTGGCATTGCGGCGACTTAAACGGAAATCTTAATTTCTTGGGAATAGAAGTCTGCCAGAGTATGGGCGATCTGAATGTATTTAAAGCGAATGAGGAAAAAGCATTACAGTTGGCAGCGCAGAAGTGCAAGCAGTATGGAATTACACCAAGTGCAAGCACGATCATGCTGCATCAGGAGGTGTTTGCAACCGCTTGTCCGCACAGATCAGTGGAGATTCACGGCGGCGCAGCGCAGACAAAAGCCTATTTTATTAACCGTATCAAGGAGCTTATGAACGGAAACCAAAGCACAACAACAGATCAGGAAGGAGAAGAGACTATGCAGTGTATGTTTACGGTGAAAGGAAAAGGATGTGTTTATTGGATGCATGATGGAGTGGTTACAGCTTTAGCACACCCTGACGAGTTAAAAATCATTCAGCAAATTTATAAGGATAACTATGGACATGATATGCCATGTTACAGTTGGAGCAAGCCAGCGCCATGGCATATTAGGCTGATGGAACCATTATATCGCGAACCGGAAAAATCTATCTAATTAAAATCCCCTCGGAGATTAGCTCTCTGAGGGGTGAATATTGTATCATTTTCGTGTATATTTATAATAAGTAAAAATATTATAGGTTATTGTTATTTGGTGGCCCGGACGGGGAGCTCGCTGCATCGATGCGGTATTTATCTCAGCGGTACACCATGCCATATAAAGAGGTGACAGCAACACTTACGGATATCGGTACATCTGTACCGATATTGCACACGTTACTTTTCAATAAAAGATGTTTCTAAAATTTCTGTTTTGAAATATTCCCCTTTTCCTGTTGCCTTTACTTTCAGCCGGATTCCTATCGGTATTGACTTCAACCATACATCAACAATATTTCCCTTATGAATCTCCATATGGTCTAGGACTTCTTTATAAACATCTTCGCTGTTACCATCCAGTTCCATAATCTCATCTAAGGCTTTTACATACTTCTCCATATTATTTACCTGACGAGAATCCGACTTGTCTTTTTGTAAAGCATCTGACAGTTGTATATTCAGTTTTTCAAGTTCTTCGTTATACCATTCTGTTTGATTCTGTAAATCTTCCTTTGAAATCAGTCCATCAAGCATTAAATCAATTGCTTTTCGTTTCTTCATTTCAAGATTATCTATTTTCTTCTTGATTTTCTTTGAATCTACTTTTTTTGCGGTTGCTTTTTGAAGCTGTGAGATTTCTTTTAAAATTTCTTTTTTCAAGGAATCACGCTCTCCTTGAACAAGAGTGATACAGTAATTCATGCAAGTTTTTAAAGAACGGTCATTGATAGAAGAATTATTACAGCCGATTTCGTTTCCGTCAGCATCTTGTTTCTTTGTGCCATGATTTGCAGCGGCATAACAACGCCAAGCCTTATAGACATCTCCACTCATTAATTTTTTCGTGCGGCTGACATAACGGCATCCACATTCCGCACAATGAATTTTCCCACTGCACCAATAGCGGTTACTATGCTTTGATTTCTGTTCTTCTGAAGGAGAACGTCTTTTCAATTCCTCCTGTGTCCTGTTCCACAAATCTCTGTCAATAATAGGTTCATGATGTTCTTTCAAGTAAACCATTTCCTCTTCTCCCCTGTTGTATTTCTTTGAATGAGTTAGATAATCTGGTGTGTATGTTTTCTTCTGACATAAATCCCCTACATATTTTTCATTTCTTAACACCCTAAGAATAACTACATTAGACCATAAAGCAATTCTTTTAGGTCGCATCCCTTCTACTAAAAGTTCATTTGCAATAGTCCATGTTCCTTTTCCTTCATTTGTATATTTATGAAAAATTGCTTGCACTATCGGAACTTCTTCTTCGTTAATATGTAGTTGTCCATTCTGAACAGTATAACCTAATAAGTCTCTGCCAAATACAACACCTTTTTCCATCTGACGCTTTTGCCCCCATTTCACACGTTCCGAAGTCTTTCTGGATTCTTCCTGTGCGATACTTGCCATAATAGTTAGGCGAAGTTCTCCATCAGCGTCTCTTGTGTCGATATTATCAATAGTAAAAATAACGCCGACACCTGCTGATTTAAGTTTGCGTGTATAAGACAGCGTATCTACTGTATTCCTGGCGAACCTTGCAACCTCTTTTGTTATAATCAAGTCAACTTCGCCGTTTAGAGCATCCTGTATCATTTTCTTAAAGCCGGAACGTTTCTTTATCTGTGTTCCGCTGATTCCCTCATCATAATACACTTCACTAAGTTTCCAACCTTCATGATGTGTAATATAATCAGCAAAATAACTTCTTTGGCTTAAAAGTGAATTCGTTTGGTCTTCTTTATCTGTAGATACTCTGGCATATGCCGCAACTCTTAAAATATTTTCTTTCATTGTGCTACCTCCATAAATGAAAATAGCACACCACAAGACAACTATATTGTATCAAAATCTCTTGTGATGTGCAATTTAATTTGCGTTATTTTTCATTTATCAGAGAATTTAGTTGCTCATCTGACAAAAGGGAGCGTCTACGTAATTCTTTATATATTCCGCACTTTAAGATTTTACGAAAGGATTTTTGTATCTCTATTGAAAGCATTTTACTATCCGGCTCTTTTTCAGATTCGCCAGCAGATTCTTGCATACAATTCCCCCTTTCCATGACTTATAATTACATTATGCGAAAGCCGCAAAAATGTTCCTAATCTTTCTTTTCCGCAAAAGGTAGCTTTTGCTGTTCCCCTGCTGTCAAAGTACGAAAATCTGTATCTCTTTCAAAATAAGCCTGCACAGACGGATAGATAATTTTCTTCCCCTTATCATCATAGGTTATTACTTTATGTATTCGTCTTAAAAAAGCCTCCCATGATTCTCTGTCTTCTCTTTGTGCTTCTGGATATTGCCGCTCTAACGCCCAGTTTGATATAATATAAACCTTATTGTAGCAGGCATATTTATTTGCATATCTGGACGGAAGTTCTAACGGATAAATATCACAGTACAGGAGCATTTCTTTCAGACGGAGAGAGGAACGAAACTCATCAAAGGCAATAACAGGCTGACAGCGATACCCGTCAAAGGGATTTTTGTAGTCCGTAATACGGTAAACATCTATAAAATTATGTGCTTCTAACACACCTCTTGTCTTTCCTGTACCTGTATGACCGCTGATATAGCACACTTCCATGTCAAGCCGGACAGAATCCTTGAATCGTTCTGTAAGAATGGTAGTCCGCACCTTGTCTATTTTATCAATCTGCAAGATATAATCCTGATTGACTGCTAATATCTCCGCATTTGTCATATTATCCAGTACCATCTGATACAACTCTGACATATCATGCCTTTTCCCTCTGCTATCTGGCGGGCGTGTTCCGTATTCCTCAAAAGAACCTTGTATTTTTGTCTCTTGCTTTGAATCATTTTCCCATTTCCCAGACTTGCTCACATAAGCAACATTATCAGAAATCGTACCCCTACATCTTTCTATATGTGATTCTGGAAAATATCGTTTTATCATGCTAAAACGTACCCTAGACGAAAATACAACAAAAATATGTGTATGAAATAACGTACCCTTTTCATCCGCCATACATAGATAAACTAATGTTTTAAAATTCCTATGTAAAATTTCAAATATACGTTCATGTGTATATCCTTTTTTCAATGAATCATTGATTGTTAATTGATACATCAACGCTTGTGTGTCTGCTATGATAATCACTCCTTTGTGCATTTTGTGCTATGATGTGAACAAGGCAGAAAGCCTTGTAGTTACTGGTGTTTTTCATGTTTGTGCCATGTTGGGTAATACTAAAGCCAACCTTTTTCCAAAGGCTTGTGGCTACGCCACCGCCTTTGGAATTTTAGATATTACGAAAGTGCCTTAACGCAGATTTCCTGCATTGTCTGCATATCTTTCACTAGAGGAATCTTAATAAAGTGCAACTCTGCTCCTTGTAAAAGGAGAATTCCCTCTCCAGTTGTAAATTTGCGTTCCCCCACTTCTTCAATAAATTCTTTTGGCATAACCATTTCATAAGAACTCTTTAAAGCACTTCCAAGCACTACTATGATTCCGAAATTGATTCTTGCACCATTTTCAAATATTTTCGCATCTGCACGCTGAACCGCTATCACAATTCGTACTGCTAAACTCCGACCAAGCATTAGAATCTCACTTACCTTATTCATTGCTTCTGTCGCTTTCTTTTTATCTTCTCCTTGTAAAGCTAAGATAAAAGCGGCATACTCATCAATAATTAACGTAATTCCATATCTACTGTTATCTTCTCCTGATTGTCTTCGGTGCATTTTTTCATAAACAATATTTAGTGCATCCAACACTTTTTTATACGGATAATAATGGTTGCATTTTCTTAGAAAAGCAAAACTATCATCTTGCTTAAAATCTCCAAAATAATACTCATCTTGAGGAGAACCCACTTGTACAACTTCTCGAAAGAATCGCAACAATGTATATGATTTTCCACTGCCTGACAGACCACATAAAAGTAAATGAGTATTTGTTTTTGGTGTTATGTCTGAGGTAATAGGTTCTTTTATACCATAGTCATACCACGAATCATAATCATTTCCTAAAACTATATTTCCCCTTTTATTCATACATTGTTCCTCTGTCTTCCGCTTGCAACCCTTTCCGCATATATAAAATAATCTTTTTCCCATCATTATGATTTTTCCCCCCGTATTCTAATCCCTTGCCAACAAAAGTGCCACTAAATTTTGCTTGAATATCTTTCTTCTTTTCCTCCCAAATATGCAACGGCTGATTTGTATAAAATTCCCTTATAATGATTTCTTTTTTTCTATCTTTCTTTTTACTTATTAAAATAGGGGGCTGATTCAGCATAGTAACATTTGTAAACGCAAGTAAGATATTTGTTTCATCTTTTATCGCAGTTCGTTCTCCTATGATTTGAATAGTATAAATCAATAAAATAATCGGAAAAATTATTGCGATAATATGTAAAGATATTTTAAAAACTGGAAATAAAAACTCTGCAACTTCTATCTGTACAAGCATTACATTGATTAACTTCCTTATAATAGGGAAACTTCCTAAAATCAATAAGACAAAAATATTCAAATATGGTCTTTGTATAGTGGTTCAGTTGTCAAGACACAAATTTAATCTTTTTATAATGAACAGATA